GCAATGGAGTACGAGCTTGTAGATTACTTAGGATTTAAAAAGCCAGAAGAAAGAACATACGAAGCATGGCAAAGACATTTTGAATTAGGTGCTGAAGCAGAACTAGAAGCAGAGCATGAAAACAAAATGTATGATGAATTTGAAACTGCAATGATTACAGACTTTCCAGAATTTACTTCACCATTTTGGAACATGAGCAGATACGAAAGCGGAGTGCATAGTAAAAAGATTGACGTGATATTAGGTGGCATGGAAACAATAGGTAGTGCTGAACGTAGCACAGATGTTGAAATGATGAGAGATACTTTTCATACTATTACAGAAGGTGCTTATTCTAAATTGTTGTTTGAACTATTTGGACAAGATAGAGTTGAAGCAGAGCTTGAAAAGTTTTTAGAGTTTGACTTCTTCCCAAGAGTGGGTGGAGGTATAGGCATGACAAGAATGATTGCCGCACTAGACAAATAAAATGATCTGGGGTGATGAAATTGGTAGACATGCACGATTGTTTCTCGTGTGCTGAATGTACTGCAATATATTTAGCGTGGAGGTTCGAGTCCTCCCCCCAGAGCCAACATAAATATTTTTACAATGGATAAAAGTTTCTATTATACAGGTACCGATTACGGTAGTATGCATCCTTGGCATTGGGAGTTTTGGTTTCATATGATTTTGCCATGGACTTGGCATAATTGGGTTTGGTTATCTATGGGTATTTTGTATATTTTTGTAAAATTTAATGACAACCTAAATATTAATGGAGAATAGATTGAAATTATTTCAAGATGGAGATTTTACTAGTCATGCAGGATTACCATTAAAATGGAAATTGGAGTGTGATGCAATCAGTGACGAAGAATGGCAATGTATTGCAAAAATGATAATGGATTATCAAGGCCAACCGTTTTGCAAAGCATATGGTATTCCAAGGGGTGGATTAAAATTAGCAGAAGCATTAAATGTTTATGCATCAGGTGATAAAAAAGATCAAGCCCTTGTATGTGATGATGTCTTTACAACCGGAACAAGTATGATGGATTTTATGAAAGAACAATTTCCTAATGCTACAATGGCTTGGGGATACCGATGGGTAGTTTTTGCTAGAAAACCCAGTAATGTGCATCCATTTCATGTAAGAGCATTGTTTACTATGCCAAACTAGTTGACATCTACACCAAATTAATATAATATAACATACGGGCCTGTAGCTCAGCTGGATAGAGCATTGGTTTGCGGAACCAAAGGTCGTGTGTTCGAATCGCATCAGGCCCACCAGTTTTGAAAGGAATAAAAATGGCAATAGAAGGATGGTTTCAAACGCCCACTTATTATGAGTTTCTTCACGGTGCAGAGCTTACTAAAGTGCAGGCAGAAATAAATGATACTCTATCAAGTATTGAGTTTTCGAAACACAAAGCCTGGGGCGAAACAAATCATAGTCTAAGCGACCCAACATTTAAAACCAATTACTTAGACAAGTATAAACTCAGTTTTACTAAAAAACTGTTTATACAACATGTGAAACAATATCTTAGTGTTTTCAAAAATGAAAAGTACACAGTTAAGATTGAAAACTCTTGGCTTACTAGTACCAATCGGGGTGAACATACCACTGTACATAATCACGGTGGTTTTGATATTAGTGGTGTGTATTATTTTCAAACAAATAAAAATGATGGTTCATTGTATCTAATGAATCCGATCACAAGCCTAGTAAGTTCGCATTATTTTGCACCAGACGAATGTATATACTATCATCCAGAAGTAGGCAAACTTGTTTTATTTCCTAGCTGGATATATCACGGTGTAAGACCAAATGACACAGATGACACCAGAATAAGCCTATCATTTAATGCGAAAATTTCTTTCCAAAACGGTTGACAATAATCTATTTCTTTGCTATTATATAAACATAATTTAGGCATGAGAGGCAAATGAAAACACAACCACAAGAAATAATTGCAAAATTAGAAGCAGACAACAGTAGATTAGCAAAAGAAGCAGTAATTCAATCTGCCATGGAAGAAGGACTGGACGAATTTTTCGTTGGGTTACGTATGGCCCTTGATCCACTTGTTACTTTTGGAGTAAAGCAAGTACCTGAAAGAAGTGATGTTTTGTCAGGTCAAGGTCTTTCTTGGAGTAATTTTGAAACACTTGCAAATCAACTTATTAACAGAGAACTAACGGGTCACGCGGCACGTGACGCAATAGAACTTGCAATGGGTGTTGCTACTACGGAACAATGGAATATGTTTTACAGACGTATTCTAATCAAAGATTTACGTTGTGGTGTAAGCGAAAAAACAGTTAACAAAGTAGCAAAAAAATTTCCACAATATTCTATTCCGATTTTTACTTGTCCACTTGCACATGATAGTGCAAACCATGAAAAGAAAATGATAGGGAAAAAACAAGTAGAAGTTAAACTAGACGGTGTAAGAGTTATTACAGTAATTCAAGGCGATACTAGTCATGGTAAGGCTAGCAGAGTAGAAATGTTTAGTCGTAATGGTAAACAGTTTCATAATTTTGGTCATATCATTGCTGAGATAGAAGCAGTAATTAAAGATAGTCCCCCGCCATATGATTTAGTATTAGACGGCGAAGTGATGAGTGCTAACTTCCAAGACCTTATGAAACAAGTTCATAGGAAAGATGGTAAGCAATCAAAAGATGCAGTGCTACACTTATTTGATATGTGTCCATTATCTGAATTCCAAAAAGGTATGTGGGATAAACCACAGTCATTTAGAAGCCAAGCAGTAAAGGCTTGGGTAGAACAAAATAAAAACGTTTTACAGCACGTACAAGCACTTGATTGGGAAGATGTAGACTTAGACACTCCTGAAGGTCAAAATCGCTTTGTAGAGCTTAATAAAGCGGCTGTAGACGGTGGTTATGAGGGTGTTATGATAAAAGATACAAATGCACCATATGAATGCAAAAGAACACATAGCTGGTTAAAAGCAAAACCTTTTATTGAAGTAACTTTAAAAGTTGCAGATGTAGAAGAAGGTACAGGTCGTAATGAAGGAAGGCTTGGAGCAATTATAGTAGAAGGAGAAGATGATGGATACAATTATAGCCTTAACTGTGGGAGCGGCTTCACTGATGCTCAACGTGATGAGTACTGGGCTGAACGTGATAGTCTCATTGGTCAGTTAGTAGAGATTAGAGCAGATGCTAGAACGCAGTCTCAGGATGCTGAAACGTTTAGTCTCAGGTTCCCAAGGTTCAAATGCTTCCGAGGTTTCGAAGCAGGCGAAAAAGTTTAACCCCAAAGAAAGAAAAGATGGGGATAAAATGACCGATGTTAAAAAAATGGACGAAGGTTACAAAGGTAAAACATATACAATTAATGGATTAGATGGAGATTTTTAAATGCGAGAATGGGTATATACATGTTGGGTAAGTGTTATGGATTCAGAAAGGAATCCATTGCGACATATTCCAGATTTACATGCAAGGCATATGATCATGCAAATTTTGGCGTGGATATGGTGTATGGTGTTTAGTTTTTATGTTGGCAGTTATTTTATATTTGGCATTAGTGCTGTAGCTCACGTAGCATTGTTAGGTGCTATTGCAATTACTGTAGCATCTTTTGAACAAGCAAAAAGAGGTAATAACATTTTTCAATGGAGGAAAGACGGTTATCATTCGCACGGACGTGGCAGAATATATACAATCTATAGAGACAAGAATGGCAATGCCCATAAAGTGCCTTTAGATCCTAACGATCCGGGAGGCGAGCATGAGTGATCCTAATCAACCATATCATAACAAAGGTTTTGGAATAGCTTTCCTTTGGATTATATTAATTACAATGTTACTTCCTATATCAGCAATGATGACTATAGACGACACTTGGGATAGATTTCTACAAAAGTATGGAGACCCATGGAAGAGTGATTGTTGGGAAAATAGCAAACACGAGAGAGTTTGTAAAAGCGATAACACATGTAAGTTTGGGAGAAACTTCTGTATACCAGAAGTTTATAGATGGAAGGCGGAATAATGTATTGGCTTGTATTAGTGCTATCAATAGCAGGTATGCCTGATATTACAATAGAAAACAAAATGGGTAGTTACATAACCTGTAACCTTGCTCAAAAAAAGTTTATAGATAGCAACCCGCCTACTATTTTTGTAAAAGGCAAAGAGAAAAAATCTAACTGGTCTGATATAAAATGCATAAAGAAACTATAAATACCAAAATTGTTGTTAACTTTCTTTCATTTTTATAATATACAATAAACAGGATTTCAAATGGCTATAAAAGTAACAAAAAGGAAAAAGAATCGTGCCACTCCGCACATAAAACGTGGAGACAAATTACAGGCTCCAAAGTG